ATAAAAAAATTAGGATAGATTGTCTTGTTTTGTTTTTTTGTTTTATTTTCTTATTTTCATATAAAAAAATCATTTATATGAAATGTAGTTTAACAAATATCCATAAAACAATATTATTATTAACAAAAACAAAATAAAACAAAACAAAATAAAACAAAACAAAACAAAACAAAACAAAACAAAACAAAATAAAACAAAACAAAACAAAACAAAATAAAACAAAACAAACTCACACAGCATCTTGTGTTTGTGTTGTCGGTGTTGTGATAGAAGCCCTTTCAACCGGACGATAACATTCTTTATCTTCTTTCTGCATTTCATAAGATTCATCCAATTCATCTTCGAACTCGCTCATCATTGTTTCAAAATCTTCTGATATTTTTTCCAAATGTTTTCGATCTTTGTCTTGTGTTTTATTACTAAACTGTTCGCTTAATATCATCAAAGCATCCATCAAGGTATACCCTTTATTTGTAAAACGTTCAACTACTGTTTCAATATTGGACATTTTCATATTTATTTCTTCTTCTTCTGCTTCATCTTCTGTTTCATAGTCATCGTCATCGTCATCGTCGTCATCTGTTGATATAGATGATTCTATATCTTCATCATCAACCAAACTTCCACGGCACATTGGACATTCTGTGTTGTTATTCATGGCTTTTGTAAGACATTTAAAGCAAAATGTATGACCGCAAGGGGTTGTGCAGTTATTTGTTTTTTTAATTTCATCAAAACATATGGGGCATGTTTCATTAATACTTTCCACCTTGCTATTCTCACTGCTATTACCTGAATTTACCGAATCGTTGGAACTCATCTTATAAATAATTACGAGAGAACTTTTTAAACAAATGAAATGATTTTGAAAATAGAATAGTATATTAAAGCATAATAATGGTAATATACTATTCATAAAAAAGTAAATCAATTTTTTGAGTTTTTTGTAGTTTTATTTTGTCGCACCTTATTTTTATTTTTTTTTAATATAATTGTTTCACCGCCGTATAATAAATAATTGATGTCACTATCAAAACGATTTCTATTTCTACGTCGTTCTCTTTCTTCCCTTTCCCTTTCTTTTTCCTTTTCCTTTTCTTTTTCTTTTTCTTTTTCCTTTTCCTTTTCCTTTTCTTGTTCTTCCCTTTCTTGTCGTTCCCTTTCTTGTCGTTCCCTTTCTTGTCGTTCCTTTTCTTGTCGTTCCTTTTCTTGTCGTTCCTTTTCTTGTCGTACCTTTTCTTCTTGTAAAATAATGTCTTCCTTAACAGTAGTTGGTTCTTTTTTATTAGCTGCCGTGTTATTTTCATTTGACGCAGAAAATATATTCATAATGCCGTCTTTTGGTAGAGAAATTACGGGAAGGTTAGGCATCATATATTTTGGTTCGATAGATGAATTGTTTTTATCGTAAAACGTAACAGTTGCTAATCCAATTGTCGTAATAAATATGCATACATAAGTGTATAAAGGTATTCCTTTTATTGGGTAATGTGCAATTGAGTTTAAAGAACCTTGAACCGGCAAATAAGAATATATTTTTGAAAAGGAATCTTGAATATTCATGATAATATATTACAAGTGATATAATATATTATTAGCGATTGATTACATTTACTTTACGAATATAATGTATTTTCTCTTTATTTGTAATCGAAAAATAATTTCATACAAATGTTATTTCTATTTAGTTAGTGTAATAAAAAATACAATTTATAGAAATCTTGTTCTAAAAATGTTTCTTGTTTATTATTTGTAAAAATAAAATCGTCATTATTTAAATTTGACATGATGTTTGGCGATGAAACCGGTTGAACAGATAGTGTTGAGGGAAATACATCATAGTTTTGATTGATTATATATATTTTTTTATGCAGATTTGTTTCATACGAAAGAAGTTTGAGAACATCCATTTTTCGATTATTTTCATGTATTTTTTGGTGTTCTCTTTTTATTAACGATTGGATCTGGTGTTCCTTATTATTATGTAATACATGAACACGATTGTCTATTCCATTATAATATGATCCTGAATAAACAGTCGTTGGTAGTTCTCTGGAACTTGCAAAAACACACAACCATTTTGTAAATAAAAAGAAAAAGAACATTTTATTTATTTTAGTTACAACTATTATACATTCACCTATTATTATGCTTATCTTATTTTAGATATGATTTGTAAATAATTTTATATTGTAGTGAAATGCAATTTGTTTCTTATTGCCCACATTTGTATTCCTTTTTCATGGAAATAAATAGTGGATGAAAGTAAAATATTGTCATTGATTGTTTCTGTTTTTTGTTGTCTATGTGAGGTGTCGTCATCCTCGTCGTCGTCATCTTCATCCTCATCGTCGTCGTCGTTGTCATCTTCATCCTCGTCCTCGTCGTCGTCATCTTCATCCTCGTCGTCATCTTCATCCTCGTCGTCGTCGTCGTCGTCGTCGTCATCGTCCCGGTGTTTGCGGTCGTCATCGTCCCGGTGTTTGCGGTCGTCCTCGTCGTCGTCGTCATCGTCCCGGTGTTTGCGGTCGTCCTCGTCGTCTCTATTGTCTTTATCCTTATGGTCATGATGTTGTTTGTCATTTTCACCTAAACCATCATCATCCGCTTTTTTACCGGATATATCCGCTTTTTGATAATTTTTCGTATTTTCAGTTTCAATATTGGGTTTTTCTAAAAGATCAATTACATCTGTATTTGCAAAACGTTGACTTATTTCTTTTCTTACTAATTCCATCTCTTTGTTTTCTTCATTTGCCTTAAAATCATTCAAATTATAATGAGCATCAACAATAAAACAAGCAAACCGTTCTAATGTTTCTGTAGTTGAGGAATCGATAGGATAGCTCGTAAATATATATGAAATACCAACGTTCTCATGATCTATAGGTTGTATATTTTCTTTTTTTTTAATATTTATATAATTACCATTTTCATCTTTTTTACATCCGTACAATTGAAACGGAAAGGGGTAATCATTGCCATTAGGTGTAGTTATTGTTTGTAATTCGGGGTTATTTCGAAAAAGAGTAAAGACGTTTGGGTCAAATTCGTTGTTTTTACATTTTTTATTATATACAATTTCATCGATAATTGCCCATTCATATTTTATTTTATTTTCTTGATCGGGAAAGATCGAGTTGTTTTTTTGTAATAAAATCGTCATATCAAAAAAGGCATAAATTAAATCTTCGTTTTCATCCTCCTTTTTATTTTCATAAAAAAAACCCTTGTATATTTTCATTATTTCACTAGAATCAATATCATGTATATTTTTGAATATTTCGGTAAAATATTTTATACACTCTGTCTCAAATTCAATATTGATTTGAGATTCATCATTATCTTTTTCGTTATAATGAGTAGGTTCATAAAGAAAATGTGGAAATGTCCATTTAAATGATTGAGATGAAAATGTCGTCATGATTGCATTTTCATTTGTTGGTTGGAATAAAAATTCTAAATGCGGATAATATTGATTATATATTTTGAGATTTTCTATTTCAATGTTCTCTTTTATTTTTGTATACGTTTCATCATGAATTCGTTTATCTTCTCCTTCAATATAACATTGATCTTTGATTCGATAAAGACATAAAAATACACGTTTTTTGTTTAATGAACCAATTGAATCAAATGATCGATGTAAAATACTTTCTTCCGGTGAATCGTCGGGTGATATATAAATATATTCTATATTATTCGACTCTTCTAAAATATCATCGGTGTTATTTTGTTTTGATTCTTGATTGGATGAATTCATTGAAAAGTGAGATATATATAGATGTTGATTTTTTATCTCTTATTGCAATCGAATTCGATGTTATTACGACCCATTTTTGATATTGGTGGTTAGTGTATATTCTTCATATGTTCTCATTTATGATTTCATAAAAAATAATGATGGTTTGTATGAAAATGCGTTTGTCTCCTTATGAAGAACCATACACATCGCCTATATTTGTTTGATTCCCGCCGCGGGTTGAAAGTTGTTGCTGTTGTACAGGTGTCATACATATATATCCTTGTGAATTACTGTAAGGAGATGCGGCACAAGACAAACTGCCTTTTTCTAAAGAATATGTGTCCAATACAACGTCATTGTTTAGTTTCGATGCGGTAATAGTGTCCATCCCTGAAAATGATTCTTTTGATGTATTTGTATTTCCCGGTTTAGAACTCGACAAACCGGATGTAGGATTCAAAGCATTTTTTATATTTGTACAAACACCGGTCATTGCTGCTGATAAAGTGTTGTCATCACAAAAACTGGAGATTGTTTCTGCATCCATAGACGATATAGAAACACCGGACAAACTGGTTGCGGAAGATGTTGGTTTAACGTTATCCCTGTTTGAATCGCTGGTTAAATCATTTTTATTTGTGTTAGAGGTAGTATTGGATGGGGGGAGTGATGATGCCATGTCTGTAGCGCCTTCATATGCATGATACGGATTTGATTTTGAATAAGGAATAACACTACAAGTATTCATTAAAGAAACAACGATGGCAATAAACAAAATTCCAATTAATGTCAATATTTCATTTGTTGTCATCATACTATTTTTATTATATAAATATATTATAAAATATATTCAGCTAAACAAAATAAAATATAAATTTGGCTAAACAGAACATATAATAATACACAGAAATAACTTATTGACTATTTTCTGCTCTTTTTAATTGGGTCTAATATTATGCAAAAATATGCAAAAATATGCAAAAATATGCAAAAACATGCAAAAACATGCAAAAACATGCAAAAACATGCAAAAACATGCAAAACCAATAAAATCCATATAAAATCTACACAAACATTATATAAAGGTAATTTATTGGACAATTCTATAATGGACGAAAAAATAACAATTGAGGACCGGATCAATTTGAAGAAACTAATGGAAAACAACACTGATTATGAAGATAATACTAACCAAATAAGAACTGTAAAACACAGTGAAAAAATAAGGGATGATGTTCGTAAAATAAATTATATTAAAAATAATCATCATCTTTTGAAAGAAACGGACCCAGTAAAATATCATGAACTATTTGAAGTTGAATGTGGTTTTTTATTTAATAATTACACAGACATCTTTAATCGTTTGATTAAAGATGAAATTGATTTGACCATTATGACCCAACTGGTCACTGTTTTAAAAATGATTGAAGATGAAAAAATAAATCAAGAAGAAGGTTCTATTATGGTGGGTAAAATTTTAAAGAACTTGTATATTGATTCGGCTATAAAACGTAGTGAAAATATTGATAAGGAACATGCTTTAAATAAAGAAGCGAATGAACCAATTAAAGAAATAATTAATATCACGTGGAAAGAATTTAAACTTTTACAAAAAGAGAACACGACATCATCAATAGCCGCCGGTTCTAATGTAAAACAAAATAATAAATATAAAAAAAAACACAAGAAATCATAACATAAAAACACAAGAAATCATAACATGAAAACACAAGAAATCATAACATGAAAACACAAGAAATCATAACATGAAAACCATATAAATATAATATGAATATTATTAACAAATCATCTATGGAAAGAGAACCATTGTTTGATATTGTCATTCCACTTGGTCCAAATGACAATAGTAGAATAAATGAGACAATTCAAAATAATAAACAAAATATCATTGGATACAGAAATATATATTTAATTGTATTTGACCCAACTATTTCTTTGGAAGGATGTATAACAATAAACGAAACCATTTTTCCTTTTTCAAAATCTACTATTGAAAACTATTTAGGGGAAACTCCACGTGTTGGTTGGTATTTACAACAATTGCTAAAATTATATGCTGGAACAGTTATTGATGGTATTTTGGAGAATTATTTGGTCATTGATGCGGACACCGCCTTTTTAAAACCAACCACCTTTTTTGAAAACAAGCGCCCCTTGTATAATACCGGCGATGAATATCACGACCCTTATTTTAAACACATGGAACGTTTACATCCTTCTCTAAAAAAAAGTAATTTAAATTCGGGTATTTGTCATCATATGATGTTTCAACGATCAAAATTAATAGATTTATTTCATTTAGTTGAATCGCATCATTCATCCATGCCTTTTTACAGAGTATTTTTGAAATCGATTGATTGGAATGAACGGTTTAGTGCGGGGGCAGCAGAATATGAAATATATTTTACTTATTTGCATTTATATCATCCAACTTCTTTTTATATTCGCCCTTTATTATGGTGGCAAAATACTTATAATATTACGTTTGATACAAATGCAAGTTATGATTATATTTCTAAGCATTGGTATAAATAATTTTTTATTGTGAAATACAAAATTATTTTTACGTTTTTTTATTACTACACTGCCTTTTGGAAAATGGTTTGTTATTGTTTATTGTTTTCATACAAAACGACTGCATTTTGTATGAAAAAAATGGGATCAATTATTTCATGATGGTATTTTGAAATGATATGGCTTATTTAACTCATCCTCAGAAACTGGAGGAAGGTCATTTATATAACTTACCGGATTAGCTACCGAATTAGCTACCGAATTATCAGATTCTTCCTGATCTTGTAAAACAGATGCTTTTTTATTATTATTTGCAAGGTCAAAAATATGCGTTGTAATTTCATTATTGGCAAGGTCAAAAATATGCGTTGTAATTTCATTATTGGCAAGGTTAAAAATATGCGTTGTAATATATTCGGATGCTTTTACAACATGTACGACCGGTTTGGATGCTTTTACAACATGAATGGTTGGGTTTATTACTGCAGAATATGTCCATATTTCTAAATTAATTGTATTGTTAATTATTAATTTATTTGGATCATAAAAATAAATATTTGAATATTTTGATTTTAATCCAGTTTGTATATTATCCGAGACATCTATCTTAAAGATAATATAATATTCATTGATAAGAATATTCTTTTTAACATGATCATTGTATTTATTAATTAACTCGCTATAATTATCGATTGTGTCTCTACTGTAATTTTCATTATTTATTAATAATTCTAGTTTTTTTAATTTAGTTTTTTGAGATTGATATTTCATACTATTTCTAAAATATTTAATAAAGAAATCAAAATCGTTTTGGAAATCATATAAATAGTAAAAATTTTTATATTCATCGATTTTATCTAAATAAAAATCATAATAAACCTTATTAGTATCCTCATCATACTTATCAAACACGTTAAATTGTTTATTAAAATTATATATAATTATCTTTTTAGAATCACTATCATAATTATCATTTATTCTTTTCATAATATTATTATTCGTGTCATGATAAAGATATTCTGAAAAGACGATGGTTATATCGAGTTCTGTTTGATTTTTAAATTTTTCAAATTTATATTGATTGATCGCATGTATGTTATTATTTGTGTTATTAGTTCGTATTTCAGGTGAAATATAATCATGAAATATTTTTGCAAGAATAATTTGTTCTTTTTTGTTAAAAGTTTCCAGGCTTTCTGTTGATTCGTTTGTCAATGTTGAAGCATCAACAGGTGTAGTCGATGTGATGACGGCGGGTTTGATCACGGTTGTGGTGGGTGCAACTTTCGTGGATGTGATGCCGGATGGGGATTTAACTCCGGTTTTGATCCCGGTTTCGGTGGATGCTCCTGTCGTGGATGTGATGCCGGATGGGGATGCAACTTTCGTGGATGTGATGCCGGCTGTGGATGCTCCTGTCGTGGATGTGATGCCGGTTGGGGATTTAACTCCGGGTTTGATCACCGTCGTAAGTGGGGTAGAATTTATCGGATATGGACCATAATTATTTATGTATTCTTTAGTTATATTATAAAGATCTATCGTAGTAAATGTATACCATACCGGAAAAATAAAATCAAAAAGCAAATCTTCGGTATGAAATTTAAAATCTTCTTGTTTATAGATACTTAATTCTGAATGGTCAAGGAGTCTACTATTCTTAAACTTATTTTGTGTTCTTATAATATTGGCATAATTTCGTCTTTTTTCTTCATTGTTAATATCTAAACATTTGATGGTTAAATTAATATAAAACCTAGGTATATCAACAACTCCTTTTATTTCCCTAAAAATATTTATTATAACATTGTTCAAACATTCATAATCTTCAACACCACACTTGTCATGTGCATTATTTTTATCAAGTATATTCTTAATTTCATTTTTTTTTTCTATTTTTAATAAATCTATAATATTATTATAATATACATTTATTAGAACAATGTTTGTTAATTTTAAATTTGTATAATCATTTATAACAAATGCTACATTATTTGCATTATCATCCATAATAAAGACAAATATAATTAATATATCGTATGATTTTATTTTCATAAAAATATCTTTATTGTTTCATTGCTCTTTATCAGATCCTTTCTTTTTATACAAAACAAATTCATAAAAAAAACTACACGGGAATATTAAAATAACGTTTACGGTATTTTTCCATCATTTCATCCGGAATGCGTTTATCACTTCTAAACAGTTTTATTTTAGGCATGTTTTCAATTTTATAAATTGAAACATGTTGATTTTGCAATTTGCGAAATTGCATTTTATAATTTCGTTTTTTCGTTTTTTTTGGTCCTCTTCGTTTTTTTAAAGAGTCAATCTCAACTAAAGAATTGGTTAGTAATGTAATAATAAAAAATAAAGAATACATTCCACACTCGGTGTCTTGATATTGATGAGAAGATGGATGATTTTTCAAGAAATGTAATTCAATACCAATAACAGACGCTTGTTCAACAATTCGATCTTTTAATTTTGAAATTTCGTCCGGTATATCATCCCCGGTGCTGTCAAAAAAAAAGATAAAATGATCATCTATATCTAAAAACATGGATACCCAATGAGAACCGTCTTGCGTATGTTTGTCTAAATTAAATACAAATCCAATTTTGCGTTTGCCTTTTCTTAAAAGTGGCTCTAATTTAAATTGGCACAACTCATCACTGACACATTTGCCATATTTTTGTTTGGGTTTTTTATCAAAATCAATGGGAGACGGTTCAAAATATTTAAACTCTGGATATGTTTTCTCGTATTGTTTCAATACCTTTGAAATATCATGATTTGATAACCATTCATTGGGATTGTCTTTCCATTCCATGGGAGCATCCGGTGCAAATAATATTTCATCAATTTTATTTCTCATATTATTGTCTTTGATGGTTTTTAACCAACAATCTTCTGGTTGATTAGAACAAGATGTTATTTTTGTTTTTAATTCTTTCCATAATTCAACTGGTGAATTTGTGGTTATTTTATCATTTGGATGTGTATTATTGTAATGATATTGGATATGTTTTAATGTCTCATGTGTATAACAAGTTTCTGTGTGAATTTTCGTTTTTTCTACAAAAGGCGAACAAGACATTGATTTTTTAATAGTATCCGGGTTAATCGAGCGCGCGTGTTTTTTTTTGTGTGTTTTCTTTTTGTTCCCTATTGTCATTGTAATCATATATTATATTGAAATATATAAGTTTTTACAAAAATAGACCTTGCCCATAATTTCATACAAACACACATTTTTGTATGAAAATAAACGATAAAACTATGCAGTCAACCAAAGCAATTTCACAAAAATATGATATTTTATTTGTATGATATGTGAATTACAATATGTCAGTAAGTACTTGAATCTGTTCATCCGTCAATGTTTCGGGAAAATCGACATCAAATTCAATGATTAAATTGCCAATGTTTTGTTCTCGCATCATTCCCATTTTAGGAATAATTTTACGAAATTTGGGTTTAATGATTGTTTTTCCCGTCATATTATTCATACACAATGTCTTTCCATTAAGATGACTAATTTCAAATGCAAATCCGCAAAGGGATTCTTTTAATGTTATTGTTTTTTTATATAGTAAATCCATTCCACTTCGAAGAAATGGGGAATTATTTTCAACGTGAACGGTTATTTTAATATCGCCTTTTAGTTGGTCATTAATAACGTGTCCTTTATCTTGTAATAAAACGATTTCTCCGTCATCGACGCCTGGGGGAATATTTATATAAATAATTTCTTTTTCAATTATTTTTGTCGACAATTCCGGACGCATTATTTCACGTTCTATTTCGATTGGTACTGTAATTCCATTGTATGAATTTGTAATATTTATATAAACACTTTTGATAATGGCAACTGGTTTTTGAAATACAGGAATCCCGTTGTGAAATATACGAATGTTTGGACCGGGGCCCATTCCGTGCATCCCGTGCATTCCGGGCATCCCCCCCATCCCACCAAAAATCATGTTGAAAATATCATTCATTTCATTTTGATTGTCCATGCCGGCCATTGAATTCATATGTGCAAAATGTGCGCCTGGTGGAAATCCCATTCCTGGAAACCCGCCCCCGCCGCTAAATCCTCCGGATAATTCCATATCATGCATTTTTCTTTTTTCGGGATCACTTAACACCTCATATGCATCACTAATTTGTTGGAATTTTTGAGTTGATTCCGCGCTTCCGTTATTGCGGTCCGGGTGATTTGCGAGAGATAAACTTCGATATGATTGTTTGATGTCCTTTGGGGACGCATCTTTTGAAATGCCTAAAACATCATAAAAATTTATTGTCATTAATATATTCTTTTTATTTAGCGTTTATATATTTTTGGTTTATTTTACGGATAAAAACATGAAAACAAAAGAGAAAATAGAAACAAAACAAAACATAGAAACAAAAGAGAACATAGAAACAAAAGAGAACATAGAAACAAAAGAGAACATAGAAACAAAAGAGAACATAGAAACAAAAGAAAAAATGAAAACAAAAGAGAACATAGAAACAAAAGAGAACATAGAAACAAAAGAGAACATAGAAACAAAAGAAAAAATAAAAACAAAACAAAACATAGAAACAAAAAAAGGTAAATATAAATAAAATGTCTTTTATTTCAAAATACAAACCGTATTCAATAGACGATTTTTTTCATGATCCGAAACTATTGTCAATCGTAAAAACACTTCATGAAATCGATGATCTCAATATTTTATTTGTTGGAAATACAGGATCTGGTAAAACAGTTTTATTATATTGTATGATCCGGTATTATTATGATTTAAAACCAAACGACTCGATTACAGAAAACAACATATTATTCATTAACAATTTGAAAGAACAAGGTATTAATTTTTATCGTGGAGAAATGAAAACATTTTGTCAATCAAAATGCACGTTACATGGGAAAAAGAAAATGGTGATAATTGACGACATAGACACAATTAATGAACAAAGCCAACAAGTGTTTCGAAATTATATTGACAAATACAAAAACAATGTCCATTTTATAATGGTCTCGACCAATATCCAAAAAGTGATTGAAACAATTCAATCCAGAATACACATATTAAAAATTCCATCTATTAAAAAAGAGAACATGGAACAAATTCAACAAAAAATCATCGAAAAGGAATCATTGGAAATAACAAAGGATGCACAAAAACATATTATTTACATATCAAATTATTCTATTCGTAAAGTCATTAATAATTTAGAGAAAATATTTATTTATGGGAAAAAAGTGGATTTAGAACTTTGTAAAAAACTGTGTTCTGATTTTTCTTTTCTTTTGTTTGAAATATATTTTGAAAATTTAAAAAAGGGTGAATTAAAGAATGCCATTCAAATATTGTATAAAATATACGATTATGGTTATTCTGTCATTGATATTTTAGACTTTTTATTTATGTTTGTAAAATTGACACCTTTATTGAACGAAGATCAAAAATATCAAATTATTCCTCATTTGTGTAAATACATTACTATTTTTCATAATATTCACGAAGATGTCATTGAATTGGCTTTATTCACAAATAATATATCCGGTGTTTTTTCTAAAGTATAGATTTTGTCTTTTTGTTTTTTGTTTTTTTGTTGAGGATGAACGAAAATATCGTCTTTTATTTTGTAATATAATATAAAAATAATATATATGTCATCACAAATATTTAGGTGTGATATTCCTCCCGAATTTTTATATAAATTATTAGACGAGATTTGCTTTAAAACAGAACAATATTATGTCATTGATTATAATGCGTATCGTAAAATGTTGTTTTATGAATTGCATCATTCTTTTTTAGAGAGTTTAAAAGAATATTATCATGCATCGAAACAATTTTATGCGACCCGTGAATTCACATACAAATCATTCACGAATATAATTCGTCATATTTGTAAAAATGCCAACATCATGTTCTCAAGCAAAATGAAATATAATGAATCGAAATATGTGATTTATTATTATATTTTTAGACAGACAGAATAAAATGTGATATATATAATATATATATATGGATTATAAAACATTAATTCGCAGTACAGCTGAACAAACAGTAAATAGAATAATAAATAATGCAGTGAACCCCAAAAAAACAGTATCCGGGTCATACAATAGAAAACCAGATATTAACAGCGAAAAATCACATGCAATAATTCATATGGGTGGGCATGTTAAAAGACACAAACAAAAAATACGAAAACACCAAGAAAAACACCAAGAAAAACACCAAGAAAAACTACTAAAAACACAACCAATAAGACCACCAAGAGTAAAAAATAGTGAAATATCAAGACAACAAACTATAGGGGCGCGAGATATTATATAGTAGAATTATATCCAACATATAATATATATGTTTGAAAACACAAACCCTTATTACATTCTATTTGCATTGAGCATCATTTTTGTGAGTGGTTATTTTGCCGATAAAATAAAGGACCGTCTTGCTCCTTCACAAACAGATGAATATAAAATGGTTCAAAAATATTTGCTAAATGATTCGCCATTATATGGACATAATAAACCAAAATTATGGATTCATACAAAATATGAATATAATGCCCGTCATTGGGAAAGTTTTCATTCACGTTCTTCTATGAATGTAAATCAACCCTATTTACATCTCACCATTAAAAGCATCATTAATTATTGTGGCGACGATTTTAATATTTGTTTGATTGACGACGAAACATTTAGTAAATTAATCCCTTCGTGGGATATAGATTTAAAAAAAGTGGAAGAACCAATGAAAGATCGCATTCGAAACCAAGGATTAATGTCGTTGCTTTATTACTATGGGGGAATGATTGTTCCAAATTCATTTTTATGCATGTCCCCCTTGAAAACATTGTATGATGAAACAATTGAAAAAAACAAAGTGTTTGTTTGTGAAAGTATCAATCGCACCTTGAATATGAGTTTAGAAAAAAATGCTGGTTGTTTTATTCCAAACATTACATTTATGGGTTCTCCTAAAAATAACGTGGAAATCAAAAATTTGATTGAATATATGAAAATGAAAAACAAACAAAATCATTTCACGAACGAACCAGAATATTTAGGCGATATTCAACGATACCTTCAAACACAGCTTGATAAGAATACATTTGTATTAATTGATGGGGATTTGATTGGAATAAAAACGAAAAACAAACGAAAACCAATTTTAATAGAGGATTTATTTGGAGACAATTTTATTGATTTAGCAACAAATCCCTATGGGATTTATATTCCGGATAATGATATTTTATCACGCATTAAATACCAATGGTTTTCTGTCATGACAACAGAAGAAATTCTTAAAAATAATTTTATTTTGTCGAAATACATGAAATCATCGGTGGTTGATAGTTTGCAAAAAAAGACGATCACTTCAAATTCGGTCGCTACAAATGTGGAGGGATCTATTTAGACATTTATAAATAAATATACGATTTCATACAAAACAAAATAGTTTGTATGAAATAAACAGGAGAACAGAGACAATTTATTTTACATGTTTGTTTTTTTTATGCGTTTTTCTTTGTTTTTTTTTTGACCCGCCATTTGTTCCGGATGGGGTTACGGATGAAGTCTCGGATAAAGTATCGGATGGGGGGGTATCGGATGAAGTCTCGGATAAAGTATCGGATGGGGGGGTATTGGATGAAGTCTCAAATGAAGTCTCGGATGGGGGTAAGGAGTTATCAGTCCCATCAGTCCCACCCCCCTTTTTACGCGGTGTCTTTTTTACATACCCAAATTTGCCTTTTTTGGCAAAATATCCATATTTTTCCAACCGTTTTTCCTTTTTAGACGAATTATGTTTTTTTAAAGAAACAATTCGATGATGTTTATTCATTGTCAAACGAGGTTTTGTTAAACCACCGGGTGTTTTATAGGCAGTTCCATTCCAAACTTGAACACGAGAACCAAACAATTCCGGAAATTTTTTACATTTTATATGATACTTTCCGTCGCTATGTCTATGTGGTCGTCTTGTCATAATATTATATATTTAACAAAGATATAATATTACATCTGTTTTTACAAAACAATTATAAAAGTCATTGTCTGCATTTATTAT